TAAGGAGCATATAATTCGTAAGCGTCGTGGTCAACAGTTATGGTTGCTATTTTTTCATTGGTGTCTCTAGTATATAAAGAATTTACAACAATATTGGAAATATCTGGTTCAGTAAGGGCAAAGGTTACGACGTAAGGAGAAGAATATCTTATTATGTTTTCATAATTATAAACATATTGTGCTTTAACTACTACGTTATATGATATATCATTTTCAATATACAACCACTCGTCGGAGTTTTTTACGATTTCGCTTAGGTTAAACGAATATGCTAAGGAAGAACTATTATAAGCAATTCCGGTATCACCATCACCACCGACGGTGGCGACTAAAATATCCGAACCATCGGTCGTCTTAAACTGAAACCATAATTTCGTTAAAGTATCATCGCCCTCTAGTTCTGAAAGAGTTACGGTTACTACATTATCGGACGTGTCTCTAAGATATAAAGGTAATACATCAATCGAAGCAATACTGGGACGGTTAAAAATTAAAAGCTCGGGTTCCGTATGTGATGTACCGTACCCTAGTGCATATTGAGCAGATACAGTCATGAAATAAGTCGAGCCATTTGCCAATGTATTGCTAGGAAGAGTGTAATTTCCATAGGGGTTATACTCTTGCCGCACAATATAAGATTCATCAAATTCTCCGCGATTATTGTCATCTCCTGGTTCGGCATCGTTATCTTGAAATGTAAAGGTAAAATAGTCTGGTACAGAATCATCGACTGGGCTTCGAATCAAATTGAGACCGGCAATCTCTATAGAATCGCCACTAGCAACACTATTAGTAACACTAAAATCGCTAAGAGTTGGAGGAATAGCGTAATACGTAAAAAGTTGTATATGGGAAGTTGATTTTAAAGACACGTTACTACCGAACACCGGACCTGTTCTCAATCGAAAGAATGCGATATATGTAATTTTATGTTCCTGTGCATCCTGAAAATTGTATACGTCATCTAGGGTACTAGTACCTTTATAAATAGTTCTGACCAAATTATAACCATTTACAGTACGGGGCGTGTCGAAAATTGTTATAGTCTTAGGGCTACTCGTATCACCACTATCAGTAATGATTCGATCAATACTGATTGTAAAACTATCGAGAGTGTAATCGGGATGAACCTCCATAGAAACATTAAATTTTACATGATCTTTCATATCGTAAAAATATCCTGTTACTGTTGCAACAGTAACAGTTGTACCACCAAAGGAAGTTGTAAGAGGAGGGAACGTATTAAAAACTTGAGACATTCTATTATAATATGTAATAATATTTTATTTTAGTAAATATATTACTAAAATAAAATACTATTTGCAATGAAAAGAAAATAAAATTAGTTACAATTGTAACTAATTTTAAATAATAATAATTCTATATAAATATACTTTTTTAATTGTCGGTGTTCCTTAATTTATTTTTTCTTTGTTCATTCATATTTGATAACAAACTGTTAAATTTGCTTTTTTTGGGCACATTGGTGGGAGCAGGAGCGGGGACAGGAGCAGGGACAGGGGCAACTGACTGTTGGCGAGCGAGTTCTTGTTGGCGAGCGAGTGCTTGCTGGCGCATTAGTTCTTGTTTTTTGCGGGCGAGTGCTTGCTGACGAGCGAGTTCTTGCTGATGGTGTACTTCTTCTTGTTGGTGCGCGAGTGCTTGTTGGTGAGCGAGTGCTTGCTGACGAGCGAGTTCTTGCTGTTGGTCGGCGAGTGCTTGTTTGTGAGCGAGTTCTTGTTGTGCAGCTAAAGCAAGAGCGGCATTTTCTGCTTTAACTCTATTTAACTCTTTTTGATATAAAGCATTTTGCATTTTTAAACGCATCATTGCGTTATTATCAATAACGGCGCGTGTCGATTTTTTTGGTTTAAGGGAGAATACGGTATTCATCAAATATGTACTTATATAGTTATGCCATATTTTATTTTTTTATAATAAAAATATTTCTAAATATTTTTATAATAAACTACTTATAAATACTTATAAATACTTATAAATACTTATAAATACTAAAAGTATTTTATAATATGAATATTTCTAAATAAAATAATTATTATATACAGTAATATAAAAATATAATTCTATATATAATAATATACTCAGACCCGCGGATAATACAATGATATATGCCTTTGTTCAAATGTTCGATAAAGTCGTTATAAAAATATTGGAAAAAACGCACCAAGATACGAAAAAAAACGCAGTAATATAGTTTTTAATATATACAACTCAAGTAACAATTTTATTATTTAGCTCTGCATTTAGGTTATGTTTTTTATATTGTATAGTAATTTTAATATTTCAAGGTTTGAAAAGACTTTGTCGCCTCAATTAATTTATTAATATTTTCATCATCGTATTGCGAGTGACCGGCGACGGTAAGAAATAGTTGAGAATTAGGTAACATTTTATGTAGTGTATATGCGGATATAGGCGTACATACTAAATCATATCTACCTTGAACGATAATGGTTGGTATATGTTTTATTTTATTTATATTTTGTTGTTTGAAGAAGAATCCGGGCTCTAAAAAACAATTATTAAGAACATAGTGATTTTCTATTAATGAGAACTCTCTAAATTTTGATTTTTTTACAATTTCAATATAGTTTTTAAAATCTTTGAATTGTAATTTTGATGCACTTGTTTCATAGACAGCCCAGCTCAGTAAACATTCATCGCGTTTATTATCGCCAAATTTTCCATTGAAGCAGTTTTTGTAGTCTACTATATAATTGCCGGTTAATTCTTTTTTTGGTAAAGTATTCACAAAATAGTCCCATCCTATGTGGTTAAAATTTTTTAATCCTGGGTTTGTCCCCCATATCCATTCAACTTCTTGTGGGGTAGATAAAAAGATGCCTCTTAATATCATCCCCGATACTACATTTGGGTATGTAATAGAATATGCTAATGATAAGGTAGACCCCCATGAACCACCGAATAATATCCATTTATCGATGTGTAGTTTCTTGCGAATGACCTCAAAGTCTTCTATTAAATGTTGTGTTGTATTTTCTCTTAATTCGCCCGATGGCGTACTTTTTCCACACCCGCGTTGGTCTACAATAATTATAAAATAATAACTTGTATCAAAAAAACGCGCTGAATTTTCCGTTGGTGCAGCGCCCGGACCACCGTGTACTACTAATATTGGTTTACCATATTTATTACCATATGTAGAAAACCCAACGGTATGTATATCTGAAACTTTGATATAATAGGTATCTAGTGGTTTTATTTTAGGGTATAATGATGTATGACTATATTCATCGTTGTAGTAATTTATTAGATAATATATTTTCCATATAAGTAATATTATTACAATAAGTGCTATAAGTTTATAATATATTTTTTTCATATATAATTAAATTCATATAATTTAATTATATAATTAGTTTTACATTTTGATTAAATATAAAATTAGCGCCTTCTACGGTGTATACTACGGCGACGGTTTCTGCGGGTTGTGCTGCGTTTTCTTCTATGAGTTCTCCTAGAGCCTCCTTCCAAGAGTCCGCCTTCCAAGAATCCTCCTTCAGAGAGTCCGCCTTCCAAGAATCCTCCTTCAGAGAGTCCTCCTTCCAAGAGTCCTCCTTCCAAGAGTCCGCCTTCCAAGAGTCCGCCGCTCATATAATGGTGTGATTTTTTGCCACGACGATGATGTCGTCGTCTGTGAGTTCTTTTTTTTAAAACCATTTATAATATATTATGTGAAAAAAATAAAATAGTAAAGGGATAATTATATTATTACTATTCTATTTACGTTTATTAATGTAATGATATATTTTCGCAAACTTCGCTTAAATGTATAATAGTCTGGATCATCGGTATATGTGACGTTTGCTAGATATGTAATATTATTGTAAAAACTTTCACAGTCGAGGAGGCTGGGTGGCTTAGAAGGTGTAGATGCGACGCGGTCGTATATAGAATGAAGTGTTGCGTACGAGTCTTCATGGTTTTTCGTAAATTGATTTTCATATAAGGATACGGATAAATAATTCATAATATTTGTCATGATTTCTATGATTTCGGTCGCGGATTTAAACATATCTTGCGAATTTTGTGTTTCTTTTTCACAAATATTTTCCATATTTTCCATATTTTCCATATTTTCCATATTTTCCATATTTTCCATATTTTCCATATTTTCCATATTTTCCATATTTTCCATATTTTCCATATTTTCCATATTTTCCATATTTTCCATATATTTCTTAATATAATATTGCCAGCGTTTTAAGTAGTTTTATTGTTATAATATATATTCTCCAAAACTACTTAAAGACATACAACTATATGTATATGTGAATGAGTAGTTGGCACAATGCGGTCTCATTCACACAAACCAAACATTTTACCGACATGGCGCAGAGGCAGCGCGCGGGGCTCATAACTCCGAGGTCACTCGATCGAAACGGGTTGTCGGTATTTTCATTAATTCGCATCGGTGTATCAAGGCACTAAGAGCACCCCAAAACACGTACCGGTGTGGCGCAGAGGAAGCGCGCTGTAAAACACCGTCTTCTACCTCCTTGACAATTTGTCTGATTTGAAGATGGTTATGGCTTATAACCCAGAGGACGTAGGATCGAAACCTACCACCGGTAACTTTACAATTTGATCGTATTACAGAAACGTACCTCCGTGCAGCGACAACATATATGCACACACATTTAAACCTCCTTAGCTCAGAGGCAAGAGCGCGCGGCTCATAACCGCGAGGTCGATCGGATCAAAACCCTCAGGAGGTATTTTCAATTGGGCAGTTTTAAATAAGCTGCACCCGCTGTCACCACAGCAACACTTCACCGGCATGGCGCAGCGGTTAGCGCGCGGGGCTCATAACTCCGAGGTCACTCGATCGAAACGGGTTGCCGGTATATTCATCACATCGCATTGGTGCATCGAGGCACTAGAGCAACTTTACTACCGGAATGGCGCAGAGGAAGCGCGCGGGGCTCATAACCCCGAGGACGTAGGATCGAGACCTACTTCCGGTATATTCATCACATCGCATCGGTGCATCAAGGCACTAGAGCAACTTTACCACCGGCATGGCGCAGCGGGAGCGCGCGGGGCTCATAACTCCGAGGACGTAGGATCGAAACCTACTGCCGGTATATTCATCAAATCGCATCGGTGCATCAAGGTACTAGCGCAACTATATCCAAGAGTCAGGCTCAGAGACTATAAACAGAGTGGAAATGGGCTCATCGTAAATACGTGAACAAGACTCATCAAATCTTACCTGACCTGACGCGGCATAAACGTGATCATTGTGAGTAGTAATGCACTTATGACAACATTTTTGAACCATTGGCTTGGCTTCAAAAATGTGTAATGTATTATCATGGATTTTTGTCAAGTGTGTTTCTGGCTAACATGGGATTCTTTTTTAGACACACGAAAACATAATCACTCACTAAATGACATCATGTTTCAGACAAGTTTGAAATAAAATAAATTTTGTTCACATATGGATGAGATAGTTACATGCGAGAGTGGAGCATGTGACACGTTGCTCCATTGAGTAACACCTTACTCCATTGATATAATTTGACTAATTTCTGGTACGCTATTTGTGGGTTATCATATTAGAAAAAAAACATACACCACAAATATATTTTTACCAAGAAACGGTCCGCCGTCTTTGGGTTATCTTAATAAGAATAAGACGATGAAACCTTTGGGTGGTGGGGATTTCGAAATGGCGACACCACCCGCAACAACAACAACAAACCACTTCCATGGCGGACGTAACCTCTGTTTGACACCTTTTTGACAGCAATGTCCGGATAGTCGAATGGTTTTCTTTACTCATTATTAAGACGGTGCTGGATCGATACCGGCAGGTGGTAAATACTAACACATGTGTTCTTTTTTACAGGTACAGGTCTCATTATCACATCTCATTACCAACTTACAGCAAAACAAACAAAAACCAAGCCCTATTAGTTTGACAACAACTGTTGGTAGCAACGCGACGCACAACATCACCATCATCTCAGGGTTGTGATGTTATTCACTGACACTTTATCTTATGCACTTGTAAACATTTATATTTTTAATCCTATAATAAAACCAAAACAAAAAAACGTAAAACAAAACCGAATAAAAATGATACGGAATATGGTCTCGCTCTTTTAGTTTAGTTGGTAGAATATGGGTCTTATGAGCCCAGGGTCACGGGTTCGATCCCCGTAAGGAGCATATATATTTTTCATGTTTTGCGCGAATCGGTTAGTTGGTCAATGCCACGTCGCTTAAGCCGACGTCCTTCGGGTTCGCAGGTTCGAATCCTGCTTCGCGCATATCTTTTTATTAATAATAACTTTCGGGTTATTATTAATTTTTAATTATTAATATAATATAAATACCCCACCCCATCGCAACAATGTCCCTACGTTCCTTCCTACAAAAAATCCCCAAATATGGCGACTTCATCGCATTTTTCTGTTTCTTATTTATTATTTTTGTCCTATCATTTAGACCTGATAAAACCTTATTTGATTATTTCCTCATTGTATTTAGCATTGGTGGTCTCACGGTTGATGGGCTTTCCATGTTTTTAACACTGACATCAATGGGGAAATAATACCTTTCTTTGTGCCGGTATACCCTTTGCAACCAAATCAGCAGGCATAGGTCCAGCAGATTTGAAATACTTCTTGTAGTTTTTGATAACATACTCTACGGTCTTATCCTTCGCCTTCGGATACAGAAACACTTCATACGCATCCTGTGACATATTTGATGAAAGAACCGCCACAATATTCGGATCATTATCAAACGTATTATACATTTTATTTACCGTCACTTTCCCCGTAGGCATAGTAAATATTTTATGCTTACCATTTTTCTCGATTAGTACCACCCTTTTACCAGACGCTAAACTCTGCCAAAATTCTTCCAATGGTTTATTTTTACCCCA